CATGAGTCCTACTCAACATGTTCTTAATAACTTCTAGAAATCCATTTAAGAAATCTTCGTGTACATCAAACATAATTGAGTCGTGAATGGTGTTAACCATCTTGACTTTATCGTGATCCTTGAGTACCTTGAAGATATTGCCCAACATCATTGGAACAATATCACCAGTAGCTAAACCTTGAATTGGATAATTCTTTAGTTCAGTTGGACTGAAGTTGTACGATCTGCTCGACCAACTACTGTCACTGTGATACTCCTGAAAGTAGAACCGCCTACCTGTTTCAGTTACGTGCGTATAGCTTCGTACCTTATCAAGTAAACCGTCTTCTCCTTTGGAGTATTGAGCATGTTTCTCAACATGCGCCGCAAATGATGTGTGCCATACAGCTACGCTAGGGTAACGACCATAGAACACATCAATAAACTTCTTAGCCTCGTCTAGGCTGCATCCAGCTTGTTTGCTGATAGCCTTAGCACCAGCACCGTAGATCAATTGGAACGTACGAGACTTGAATGGCTTACGCTCTTCCTTGGTTGGATACCTACCAAACATATCCTTGTACAACTCAGAGTGAATGTCAGCACCACCTGAGATGTCTTTGATAAGTTGTTTGTCGTTGGTAACGTGAGCAAGAGCTACAACCTCTAGTTGATTGAAGTCAACCTCAACAATACGACCACCTGGAAAGCGAGATGTAAAAATCTGCTTGATAGGGTTGTTGCTGATGTTTTGTAGATTAGGGCTTGTTGATGACAAGCGACCTGTAACAGTCGATGTGTGATTCAACTTACCGTGTATGTATGATGCACCGTCGTGCTTAACGATGATGTGTTTGCTAAGACCTTGTACATACGTTGAGAGCTGCTTAGACAACTCACGATACTTCAACAGCTTGTTGATGATTGTCTTAGCTTTAAGATAAAGCGTATGGTTCAACATGTCGTTAAGGACTTCATCGTCAACAGACACTTGGCCTGTCTTAGCTGATACTTTGTCGGGATCAGGAGTGTACTTGATAAACGGCAGCAACGTAACTGCTTTCTCTACCAATTTAAATTTAGGCTTACCGTTCTTGTAGAAGCCTACTTCCTCTTTGACCTTGACCTTCTTAGTACCACCGAAGAAAAACTGTGACCACTGTTTAGGACTGTTAATATCTTCAAGATGTCCACGAGCTAACTCTTCCAAGTCAAGCTTGACCTGTACGTACTCGTTAACAACCTCAACTGTGTACTTATCAAGTGCTTCTTTGTCAATGTGTAAGCCGTTGAACATCATCTCTGTTGTAGCGTGTAAGGCTAGCATTTGAGACTGAATAAGTTTTAGTTGATTCTGTGCTACAGCTTGCTTGTATTGCTTCTCAGCAATGATGCGAGTGTTGTATACGTCCTGTTCAAGATAAGGAATCAACTCCTCTTTGGGAATCTTGTCAGAACCTAGACCAGCTTCAAAGTATTTCTTGATGCGATCATCTTTAACTTCTAGCCCATACTTAACTGACAACTCATCTAAGCTAGAGAACTTAGTGCGTTGACCTGTAAGGATGTACTCAGCTAATTGTGTGTCCCAGATCATGTGGTTCTGTAGAACCTCTTTGGCGTGTGTACCTATCTTAAACAGATACATTAAGTCAAAGCTTAGATTGTGACCACATAGGATTGCATCTCTAGGGAAGGTATATAGCTCACGCTCAAATACTTCTTCCTCGTATGTTGTTGCACTGAAATCATCTGCGTCAATGCCATAAGCTACTACGTAGTTATCTGGATGACTAGGATGCGCTGATCCAATTTCTTCATTACCGTTGAGTGTTGTCTCAACATCTATAGCTACAAATGTAGGATTGGTCATGGTTTTCCAATCGCCTTTCTTTAGTTAATTTACTCATACTTTTTTTGACCACGCTTTACATGCCGACCCTTAGCTACCATGTCTCGCATATTGTCTGCGTGTGTACCTAACCAAAGGTGGTCAGGGTTAACACAGCTTGGGTTATCACATGTATGTAGCACATCTAATGTTTCATCAAATGCACCTTTGTGCAGTTTGTAAAAATATCTATGTGCAGCAATATGTTTTATTTTGCCGTCAAGACGAAATCGAACATAGCCATAACCAGTTCTCCACTTTTGTCCTAACCACTCCCAACAACCATCTTTGCGTTTTTTGATCCATTTCCATTTGTAATCAAACTCTGATAAACCACGTTCATCTCGTCGTCTAGCTCTACGAGCAGCTAGTCGTTCTTCGTGTGTGTTGTAAATTTTTCTCATGTGCAACTCCAATTATTAGACCAATTTGAGTGTAACACAAATAGGTTTCATTGAAAACGTGCACGGATAGGATCAATAGTCACAAGGTATTGACCGTGACGTTCTGACTCCATCTGTTTAGCACCACCACCAGGAAGTTTGTTCTTAGGAACATTGATAGTACGGATCATTTCTTCCTCTGGACTCTTAGGTTCCTTGTACTTACCTAACGTGATAACAACGTCAGCTTCACCAGGCTTGTCAGTCTTGGAACCACGCAGAGCATCAAGACCAATAAACGGAGGATCTTTAAGATCTACAGCAGTAGCACTTAACTGTGATGCAGCAATAACTGGACCATAGCTACGAGCTAGCTCGCGTGCCCACTTATAGATCTTACCTAGACGTATGTCTTCTCTGTCGTCAGACTTATTAAAGCCATCAACCTTGTCAAGCTGATCGAATACGATCAAACCTGGATTGACTTCTTTAAAAAGAGTCTCAAGGTCTTTGAGATTGTTGGTGTCTTTAGTAACACGGATCTTATCTTTGTTACCACCCATAAGAGTTGTGTAAGCATCCATAGCTGCCTTAGAGTCAGCAATGATGTCCTTAGACTCTTTACCAAGAGCAGCCTGAACGATACGGAAGAACACAACAGAAGATTCCTCTTCGTTGTTAACCCATACCACAGGACGATCTTTGGGTAGTTGTTGAGCCAGATAGCTCACTTCACTGGCTAAGAAAGTTGTTTTGCCCACCTCGACACGAGCAGCAACAATGACAAAGTTGCCAGTGCGGAGAGGACCAAGAGAACGATTAAGTACGTCCAAGCGCCATTCGTAGCCGGAAGATGATATGCGATCCGCAATAGTAGATAGATCAGCACTAACAAACAGCTCATCTTTTTCAATGTATCTCTCCACATCTTTAAGAGCATTGGTTGCTAGGATATGAACGTGTTCAAGATCGCTAGAACCTTCTTTGACTTTCTCACATTCCTCCATGATCTTCGCTAGGTAATCTAACTCGATAAGAGTCTTGATTACTTCTTCGTGAGCATGGTGTGGTTCAAAGTCTTTTGCTTTGGTCAAAGTCATACGCAGCTTAACGATTGCATCGTCAGTCAAACGCTTGCTTTGATCCGCTATTAAGTATGCAGAGAACGAGTCCCAGTTAACCTTGCTGATGCTTGGAAACGTTTTGTAGTAACGATCCATACCATCAAGGATGACTGTTGTTTCCTTAGTGACTACATGAGGCTTTACGTACCTCCTGTACTTACTAAAGTTTTCTCTGCTCTCAGCACAGAGATACAGAACTGAGTAGTCCATTGAGTTCCTTTGGTTTATATTGTTTTGGTTCTTTACTGTTCTCGTAGTTGAAGATTTCAACATCACGATCCAGATAGTGTGAAAGTGTCTCCTGCACTTTCCGTGCCCCCTTTCTCCCTGCTTCATCAGGATCTAGCCATATAAAAATCTTCTTGAAACCTAGCTCACTGATTTGGATCAGAGTCTTGTCAGTGATCGTTGTTCTTAGTAACGCTAGCGAAGTAGCATCCAGGTCATTGTGAATACGGTACGCACTGAGATAGTCCTCGGTGATGTATAACGTGCTGCTATCGTTTTTAAACCACGCAGAGTCTGCTGTTGTGCTTGTAATCTTTGTCAGATACTTAGGTTCCTTCTTCAGGTTCCTGATCTGATAGCCTATGGGATTCCAGTATGGGTCATACAGAGTTAGAGCAACTTGATCTAGGTGTCCTAGTACGCCCCTGAAGTAGACATCTGCTGTGTCGCAGTAGTGCTTGTGCAGCCACACCTTACCTTCGGGACTTAGTGGTCCGAATGTAGCTTTGAAGCTGCTGTGATTGGTCGTCGTGTCTTTGTGTAGCCACTCCGACAACCTGGAGCTGGTGTCTGATGCGAAGCCTTTGTCGTTGCAGTGGTGGCAGTATGCCAGCAGACCTTTTTCTGTACGCTTAATGTACAACCTACGCTTCTTATCCTCACCTGCTTCGCAGCCTGTGTGGTTAACGTGTACCTGCTGCCCAATGTTACTAGGAGCATTAGCTAGGATTAGCTGTTTGCTAATCACTCTTCACCTCTGGCTCTGATTGCAGCGGCATTTGAGTAGAGAATCATTTGTGCAACGCCATCTGACCGACACGCATCAGCGTTTAATTCAACAATCTTTGCACATGCCTCACGCTCATGCTGTGCTACCAGTTTGGCAAACTTTACGAAGTCTAATTCGCCAGCAACATAGTCACCATTGTTTTCAATAACCAAGGCTTGGTCATATAATTTTGCAATTTGTTCGTCAGTCATGCTTCACTCCTTAGCCAGTTAGTTAGTTTGGTAGTTGTATTGATCATCTTGCGAGCACGGTAGTTCTTGGCTATCTGTGCTTTAGTCATTGCTGCTCTCTTAGCATCTGGTTTGTTACCAATCATGAAGATGGGCATAGCATCTCGACCCAGTGTGTCCTTCTCCCAGTCTGCAATGTAAACAGCTCTAACCTTGTGCAGCTCACGTGTGTATTGATACACCGTTTGTTTATGCAATCCTGTATCCCTTGCTAACTCATCAGCAGTTCTAGTGCCTTCCATTAGCATCTTGATGAGATGTGCATAACTCATAGCGTTAACTTTTACCAACGTCTATCTCCCAATAAAACTCAAAATAGAAAGCTCTCCCGTAGGAGAGCCTTGTGGTTTTGACTTTTAGTCTTCTCTAGAACCAAACACTTTGTTGAACAACTCGTCAGCAACCTTACGTTGTGTCTCATTTAGTTTGTTGAGATACACAACCTTGTAAGCCTTCTTGAGTGTGTAACCAGCAGCCATCTTTCGGCAGATACTGAACAACGAACGAGGAGACACCGTAAGATTAAACTGTCCAGCTTGATAGCCTTGACGAATCAAGTTAGCTAGCTTAACAAGTTCTTTGGTAGTCTTAGGAGCAATTGATGCACTCCACTTGTTGTTGATCATTTGTTCCTCAACCAATGGGTTGAGATAGTTGATGTATACAGCAGTACCAAAGCGATCCAATGTAGCAGAGTTTTGAACGTTAGTACCAGCATGTGAACCAGTGTCATCGCCTTGACCTTGTGTATTGCCAATAGCGACTAGCCGGAAATGCTCGTGAGGGACAATTTGTTTGTCTTTGGTACTACCAGGCATCTCTTTGAGAAAGAGCTTGCCGTTGTCCTCTAAAAGCCACTGTAGACCCATTGAGATCTCGGGAGGTGTTACGTCCCACTCGTCCCAAGCGAATACTGCACCGTACTTAACAGCTTCGGTAACAGCACCGTCAACCCAGATTGTTGAACCATCTTTAGCCGTTAGTTGACCAAAGATCATTGAAGAATCCATATCGCCAGTGCAATTAACTCGAACGAAAGGACGATTAGTAAGAGCACAAAGCTGTTGAATAAGACTCGATTTACCGGCCCCTGTAGGGCCATAGCAAAGAACTTTCTCATTTAATTCCCAAGCTAAAAGAATGTTAGAGGCTGCTTCCTCTTCGATGACATAGCCTTTATCGACTTCTGGAATGAAAGGAACTAAGCGTTCATCCCACTCATAGTCATGAAAGCAAGTGACACCAAAGTCATCTTCATCCCTAACGTAGACACCTGTAAGCTCTGAGAAAAGCTTTTGATTGCTTTTGAGCTTCGGATGAGCTACCACCGCTGCTGGTGCTGCTGCTGGTTCTTTCATCTTGGACTTTCTGCTTTCTACCATCTCATCAATCAAAACACCAACTTCACCATGCCACCCAATTGGTTCGCTGCTTGGTGGAGTAGGACGTTTACGTCTTTCTAACTCTCGTTTGAGAGCCTCCTTGACTAGATCGTCTACCTTTGGACTAGACATGTATTACCTTCCTCTCTATTAAAGAAATCAACTTACTTGGAATCTCTGATGGATCTCTTACGACATCATGAGCTTTGTAGTAATGGCTAACTGAGTCACTGCAAAGACCTAAGCCGTAGATGTCCACTTTCTTAGAACGTTCTATCTCTTGAATAGCTTGTAGCGTAAAGCCTTCGATACCGTTAGAGCTTTTAGAAGCTGCTGGACTACCGTCAGACATTACGATCAAGATCTTCTTTCTCTCCTTACGTTTGATAAGCCTGTCGTATGACCACAAGATGTTTTCACCGTCAGGATTACCATTCATAAAGTTACTGCTCTTAGCAAATGATTCAATCAACGCATCATTACTGACACGATGATCAGAGAATGATTTGTAGATAAACATCAATGGAGATATGTTGTAACCATCTGTGTCAGTGAAGCCCAAGATCTCAACTGGAATGTTAAGAGTCGAAGAGACTTCATTGAGCAACAACGTAGATGCCAAAGCGTAATAAGCTTTGTCACCATTCATTGATCCAGACATGTCAACTAGAACTGTGATAGCAGCATCTAGAGTCTTGTTCTCAATCTTGTTCTTAAAGATTCGTTCATTGAAGCCAGGAGCATTGAAGCAGATACGAGACAACCTAGATTGATCTAGCTTGCCTTTTTTCATACCATACTGTGTTTGTACCCTAGCTCGTATCTGAATGAGCTTACGAACTTGTTGAGCAAAGTTCTCTTGACTAACTAGTTTGTCACCAACTCGTACTTCATACTGTTCTTTGAAGTTTTCGGTGTATATGCTAGTAAGCCTCATCTGTTCTGGACCAGTGTTTCTAGGATAGTCAACAACTATAAACTTGCTATAGTCGGTCATATCCCAGTCCATGTTGTCTATGTTGACTGGTTCAACAATGTTGATGCCGATCTTACCCATCTCTTCGCCTTCTTCAGGCACTGTCAATGAGTACTTATCGAGATCTTCCTTGCTTAACTTGACATCAAAGATCCTGTAATCATCTTCTTTTAGCTTCTCCTCACTACCTTTGTCTTCTGACGCAGATTCAGGACCAGTTTCTATAGAAGTAGATTCTTCACTTTCACCGTCTTTGCCCTTAGCTTTACCAGAAGACTTTTGAAATTCTTCCTTTAGCTCTTCTTTGCACTCTTCACCTAGCTCTTTGAGGATGTCAACAGCCAGTTGATAGGTGCTTTCGGTACCTAACCTCTTGTCGAGGATTTGATGACAAGCAATAAGACGACTACTATTGTTATTAAGAACATTTGTTATCTCTTTGTTAGGAGTGAACTTGCTAGCTGCCATCTCCAGTAACGGAAAATGATGAGCAAGCAGCTTTGTCTCCCAACAAATGAGAGCTGTGGATAACTTACCAATGAGTGTGTCTTGCTTCTTTGCAGCAGTAAGAACACGAGTTACGATTGGTGAGCTAGTTTCATCCCAATTGTCTCTGAAACCTTTGTACTCTTTAGCCTCAATGGTGTTAATCCTTGAGTCTTCCAAGAAGTTCCAAACGAACATCAAGATGCTTTTAGGATCTATCTTCTTCTCCTTAAGAACATCAAAGCAACTGAAACGATCATGAGCTACCTCGTGATCAACAGATGCCATGAGTTCTTTTAGGT